CAACTATGAAGAAGAGAAGAAAGAAGAAAGAACAGAAAATAATAAAACTATTAATAGTGAAAAAATGAATAAAAGATTTAGTTTAATAAAGGCAATCAGAAGCATTGCCAACAATCAGCCACTTGATGATGTCACATTGGCTGTTATCAAAGAAGGTCAGGAAGAAGCAAGAAAAGCAGGTGTGAACGCACAGGGTCAAATTCAACTTCCAACAGAAATTGAGGAACGCGCAACAGTTACAGTGACTGAAGAGGGTGAAGATGTAGTAGCCACTGAGTTATTTGATATAATGACCCCGTTGAGAGCAAAGAATGCATTGGTACAGGCAGGTGCCAAATTCCTTGGAAATCTTGTTGGCAATGTGCAGGTTCCTGTCATGACTAAGGCCAATGTAACATGGGAGGGTGAAACTGCAAGCGCAAAGGACGGTGCGCCAACTCTCAGCCACATTACACTTTCTCCAAAGAGGCTTACAGCATATGTGGATATATCCAAACAAATGATAGCTCAGGACTCTATCGGTGTTGAAAATGCAATCCGTCAGGATTTAGTTGCTGCCATCAATGCCAAACTTGAAGAGACCATCTTAGGTGATGCCGCAGGTACTACAACACAACCCGCAGGAATTTTCAATGCAATAACTGCAACAGATGTTGCTAATTTCGCTGACATTGTTGACAAAGAAGCTGATGTTGAGGATGCCAATGTTTTGGGCGAGTGTACTTACATTTTGTCAAACAAAGCAAAGAGTGCAATGCGTTCAATGATAAAGGGCACAAATGGCACAGGCATGGTCTTTGAAAATGGCGAGGTTGATGGCACAAAGGCATTTAATACCTCAAATGTAAGTGGCAAACAATACGTTTACGGTGACTTCTCAAACCTTGCAATTGGCTCATGGGGTGGTGTTGATTTGACAGTTGACCCATTTACTAAAGCAGGTGACGGACAAATCAGAATTGTTGTAAACATGTATGTTGATGCTCAAATATTGAGACCTGAGGCATTTGCAACTGGCACAATCGTAACTGCCTAAAAAAACTTAAACAACAATAATGGGTTTGGGGAATAAACAACCCCAACCCAATTTTAAATTGAAAAGCACAATGTATTTGCAATTGTATCAAATAAAAAAACAACTCAACATTGATGACCAATTCCATGATGATGATGAATATTTGGTTGATTTGGCAATGGTGGCAGAAAATGCCGTTCAGCGTCACATTGACAGGCAGTTGTCAGATTTGGAAAATGATGAAGGCATGTTGCCAATGCCTTTAATACACGCAATGTTGCTGATGGTTGGGTCATTCTATGCCAAAAGAGAATCAATTGCATTTGCATCAACTGTTGAAGTGCCGTTGGCTTATGAATACCTCTTGTCGTTATACAAGAATTATAACGGCCCGCATGAGGGAATAAAGGACAAAATCTGATACAACAATGATGGCAGGTCAATATAATGAAATCATAAACATCTACAAGTCCATTGAGACCATCAATGAATATGGTGAGAGAGAGATAACAACAGAGTTTGTTTTCAGGACAAGGGCAAGGCATGAGGCAACAAGCGGCACAAGGCAGAATGAAAACAATGAGATTGTCTATGACCACACAAAAACATTCTATGTAAGAAGTTATGTTCCTGTTACTGATACTTCAATCATTGAGTTTGATGGCAGAAAATGGAGGGTTATAAGCATTGACAAGCGCAAAGAGCAGAATGACATAAAGATTGTAACAGAATTGATAAATGAGTGACGCTGTAAATGTAAAAATAGATGCACAAAAAGTTGATGAAGTTTTGGCAACTCTTTCAAATCACCAAACAGTGAATGAAATTCTGAATGAGGGGCTTGAAGCAACAGCAAAAATTTATTACAATGAAATACTTTCAAGCCTAAGAAAAGAAATGGGCGCAGCAGCGGACACAAAAGGTACAAGAAACAGATGGAATTATTTCATCTATCCTCTTTCAAGCGGAATTGCAATCCATCCTGAGCCTGAAAACACAACATATGGCGTTCACGCTTTAAGAGACCCAAGACTGTTGTTCTTTGAGGGGGGAACAAATGGAAGATACACAAAAGGTAACAAGATAACCGGATATGGTGTACTCAACAAACAGACAGGAAGAGTGAATTACCACAGATTGAAACGTACAGGAAAAGGTGGATACAGGGGCATGATAACGGCGAATCATTTTTTTCAAAAAGGAGTGCAAAATGCTGAGACAATAGCACTTAGCACATTAGAAGAAACAATAATAAAAGCGATAAGAAACAAAGGGATTGACATACAATGAAAAATTTTAAGATAGGTAAAGAAATAAACAGATTGTTAAAAAACAACGTTCTTGCACTTGGTGAAAAAATTTTTCCACTTGTTGCAAACCCAAATACAACATTCCCATTCTTAGTGTACAGAAGAGTGAGTTACAACCCCCAATCTAATAAAGATTATACAGGGGAGATTATTATAATAGAAATGAATATCGCAACTGAAAGTTATCAAGAGGGCGTTGACATAGCAAATCAAGTTGCGGACATTCTTCAAGGAAAAAAAACAGATATAATTGAGAGAATTGAATTGATTAATGTATATGAAATGTTTTTACAAGATACATTCATTCAAAATCTTCAATTTAAAATTGAATTAAAATAAATATCTAAAAATTAAATAGTTATGAAGGTACAAGGCGGTGATATTATGCTTTTTGTTGATGGCAAATCCATAGCTTATGCAACAAGTCACACACTAGAAATTCAAGGTGAAACCAAAGACACCTCAAACAAGGATGAGGGGGCAGGAGGGTGGTCATCAAATGAAGTGTCAATACTTTCTTGGAGTGCAACATCTGACAACCTTTATTCTGTTGACGGTGAGGGTAATGAATTTGACGATTTGTTTGACCTTATGGTTGCAAAGACCCCAATTGATGCGGTGTTTGCAAAGAAATCACAAACTGCAACAGATGTTCCCACAGGTGGTTGGACGGCAGGCGCAACAGGATACAAGGGCAAAGTTGTGATTAACAATCTTTCTTTGAACGCTCCAAATGGTGAGTATGCAACATATTCAGTTCAGTTCCAAGGAGTGGGCGCACTTGAAAAAAAAAGCAACTAATAGTTTGGTATAACCCCAATTACATTAATCCGTCAATGGCAGGATGGCAGAGCTTTGAAGCCATGTATGAAGGTTATACATTCATTGAGGATGCATCTTTGGAAGAAAGGGGAATAAAATACATTTACTATGACCCTGTGCGTGACAAAAACATTGAGCAACGTTAAGAAAAAAAAGCAAGACATTCATTTATATAATGTTTGTCTTGTTTTTTTATATTTTTGGTGCTATTTATTTATTAAGGAATAATTATAAAAATATACATAAAATATGGATACAATTAACATCAATGGAAAAGATTACAAACTCAAATACACATTGCGTGCCCTGTTCATATTTGAGCAGATAACCAAAAAATCGTTCAAGATTGAGACACTTTTGGACAATTACATTTTCTTCTATTCACTTATACTTGCAAACAACAAGGATAACCCAATTGATTGGGATGACTTTATACAGGCAATGGATGATGACCCAACATTGTTCTCGAGGATGGGAGAGATTGTTGCAAAAACCCAAAAGAAGAATGAGTTGTTTGAGGATGATGGAAAAGAGGGTGATGAAAAAAAAAGTTAAGCATGTCTGAAATGTATGCAATGTTGGTCTTGAAGCACCATTTAGACCCATCATATGTGCTTGATGAAATGGAAATGTATGAGATAAAAGCATTGCTCAATTATGAGTATTACAGCCATAAAGATGAATGGGAACAGGCAAGAATGATTGCATATATGATTGCGCAGACCAATTCAACAAAGAAACTCTCATATCATGACATAACACAATTCTATTGGGAAAAAGATGATGAGAAACAGGATACATCAATATCAAGACAGGATATTGAAAGATTAAGGGAAAAGGCACAAGCCTATATAAAGACACTAAAACAAAAGTAAATGGCAGATTTAGGAATTAATCTCAAAGGGCAAGATAATTTAAGCCAAACAGTTAAAAATGCAACCAAGGCAGTGGATGAATTGAAATACCATTCAACTGAAGTTGGAAAGGCATCAAAGGAATTTGACAAAATCACAAATAGTGGCAAGTCATTAAAAGCACAACTTAACCAACTGAAGGCTTTAATGTCAGACATGAACATGAAAGGTTTGTCAAACACTGAAGAATTCACACGCATTGCCCAAGCAGCCGGTGAAATAAAGGATGCAATGGCAGATGCCAATGATGCCGTCAACAGATTTTCAAGTGATACAATGAAATTGGATGCAGCAATACAAGCAGTACAGGGTTTTGCAGCCGCTGCAAGTATTGCAACAGGTGCTATGGCTTTGTTTGGGTCAGAAAATGAACAGGTTGAACAAGCAATCTTAAAAGTCCAAAGTGCATTATCAATTCTCAATGGTGTGCAGGCAATCGCTAATGCCTTAAACAAAGATAGTGCTTTGATGCAACAAATAAAGCAAATAAAACTTGCAGCGACAACAGCAATAACAACAGCAAACACAGTCGCAACAACAGCAAACACAGTTGCTACAGGTGCAAATACAGTTGCCACAACAGCAAACACAGTTGCACAACAAGCATGGAATGTTGCAAAAGCAATAGGCAAAGCATTGTTTGGTGACTTCACGGGTTTGGTTTTGGTTGGTGTTGGGGCATTGACAGCCTATGCAATTGCAACAAGTGATGCAACTGAAGCGGATGAGCAAAGAAATGACATAATAGATGATGGCAAACGCAAACAACAGGAAAGACAAGAGGCAGAGGAAAAAACAGCTTCTTCCGTTGCACAATCAGCATCAACACAAATTGCAGCATATTTGAAACTACAAGCCAAATGGAATGAATGCGGCAATGATGTGAAAAAGCAACAAAAATTCATGTCAGATTACAAAGTTGAATTGTCAAACACAGGGTTTGCCATTAACAGTTTAAGTGATGCGGAAAACATTTTTGTCAAACACACAAATGCAGTTTTGGCAGCTATCAGGGCAAGGGCTGAGGCTCAGGCAAATTATGAATTAATGGTTGAAAGACTGAAAAAAGGACTTCAAATGACAAATGAAAAATCAGTTAGAAGTGGCGCATATTTTACCAATGCAAATGAAAATAATCTTACAAAAGAAGAAAAAGAAGCCTTAGACCAACGATTTGGCAAAAATGGATGGCGCAATTCCGTTTCAAGACCGGGCGCGGGCGGTGGTGCGTTTACAGAATTTCAGGGTGTAAACCAACAAGGTTTGAACTTTGTTAATGAAAGAAGAAGACAACAAGCACTTGAGCGGAGCAAGCAGTGGCAAACAGAAAACACAAATATGATGTGGGAAGATGTAAATGTTTATCTTAAAAACATGCAGCGTGCAAATGCTGAAGCGGATAGAATATTAAAAGAAGCTAACATTACACTTTCAACTAATACACCAAGAATTTCAACCTCAGCCCCCCACACATCTTCCACTTCACACTCAAATACGGGCTCCACAAACAAAACACAAAAAGACATTGAGGCAGCTCAAGGCTCACTCACAAAATTGGAGGAGGAATATAGCAATTTGCAAAAGAGGATGAAAGATGGGTTAATACCAAATACAGATGAGAATCAACAGAAACTAAAAAGTCTTCAAGAGCAAATCAAGCAAAAGAAAGTTGAATTGAAAATTGAATTAGTGCCGTCAGAAGGTTCATTAAAGACCATGCAGGAAGAGTTGACCCAATTACAGGAATCACTATCAAATGGATGGATTGATGAAGAAAACATAGAAACCGCTAAAAAAAGAATAGAACAACTTAAAGCCAATATTGAAGCAGAAAAAATAAGATTAGGATTTGAACTTTCACCTGAGGCAAAAAAAGCGTTGGAAGATGCAGAGAAAATCAAAAAAGCAAATGAAGAACTTGCCAACATTAAACCCTATGAGAAAAAACAAACTTCATATGAGAAAGCAATTGCCGATAAAGAAAAAGCAAATGGCTTTATAACCACCTCAGACCAAAGATTGGCAGATATTCAAAAAGAAATGGATTACAACGATGACATAATTTCACAATTGCGTGAAATGTTGGCATTATACACACAATTGGGAAATGCAGATGGCATTAAAGCAGCAAGTGATAAGTTAGGTGAACTAAACCAAAGGCAAACGGAATTAACATCTGAAACGCAAAATCTAAGACAAAATCAAATAGATTGGTCACAACAAGAAGCCGCTCTAAATTCAATAGCAGGAACTGCAAATTCTGTTGGTGGTGCATTTTCAAGTCTTGGCAATATGTTCACCGCAGTTGGTGATAAAAGCACCGCAGCAGTAATGGAAATGGTTGCTGCCACATTACAGGGTGTTAGTCAAATTATACCACAAATAATGCAGTTAATAGCAGCAAAACAAGGTGAAGCAATGGCAAACGGTACTGTATCCGCTTCTAAGTTGGATTTTCCTGCAAACATTGTAGCCATTGCATCGATAATAGCAACCATTCTTTCAACATTTGCAAGCATCAAAGCGGCAACAAAGAAATATGCAAACGGTGGTATCGTTGGCGGTGGCTCACCATATGGCGACCATCTTTTGGCAAGGGTCAACAGTGGTGAAATGATATTGAACGGTAAGCAGCAAAGGAGATTGTTTGACCTTTTAGATGGTGGTGGAGCAGTTGGCGGCGCACCAATGGGAAATGTCAATTTTGTTTTACGGGGAGCAGATTTATATGGCAGCTTTCATAATTATACAAAAATAAAGTCAAAAGTTGGAAAACAGATACTATGAGGATATACGGCCAATTCAAAAATATTAACAATGAATCAATAAGTGTTGAAATTATAAATTCCACACTTCAAGATGAAGATATAGAAATAGGAGGTGAAAATCTCTATTTCTCAGGCGACCCAATTCATATTGAAATGAATAATGATGATACTTTTGAGCACATCATTAAAAAAACTGCAACTATAAATCTTATTACTAACAAATACGTTGGTGATTATTTCTTTGCCCAAAATTCAAGGTCAGTTTCTGTTGAAATAAACAAGGGTAATGAATGCCTCTTCTATGGATTTGTTGAGCCAAATACTTTTTCTCAATCTTTTACCAACCCTTTGGATGATTTTACAATAAATTGTGTGGATTTTTTATCAACACTCCAATATTACAACTATAAAAACGCCACCATTGAAACATATGATGCATTAAAAAGAACAGCAAACAATATTGACTTTAAAAGCATTTTAGATAATATGTTTCAAGATATTTTGCCTTCTGCCAAAATATTTTATGACAACTCAAAAGGGCTGACAGAGCAAACCACACAAAACATATTTTCACAAATTGGCGTGACTGAAAATGTTTTTTATGATGAAGATTTTGAAGATATTTGGACTTATGACGATACATTGAATGAAATGCTTAAATATCTAAATATGCACATCGTTCAAGAGGGAAAGGATTTTTACATATTTGATTGGAACACATTGAAAAACGGTCGCACACAATGGGTCAATCTTGAAACAAATTCTATCATTTCAAAAGCTGTTACAAGAGTTAATTTGCTCTCTTCAATGCACTCTGATAATAATACAACCATTTCTATTTCAGACGTTTATAGCCAAATACAAGTTAAAGATGATTTGGAAGGTCAAGAAACCATAATTGAAAGTCCACTTCAAAAGGAAAAATTAACGTCACTTTGGAGAGGTAAGCAATTATATATGACAGAATACATTTCAGAGGGGTCAGGTGACAAGGCACATGACGCAATGGTAAATATAATAAACGGCAACACTACCACATATGATGCGGCAAAACAATATGATTGGTACATTCAGGCAATGACAAACCCCAATTGGAAATTCTATTATGATGGCGAAAACACGCTTGAAACACTTGCTGAAACTGAAGATGGAAAATTTATTAACCAATGGAAGATGGCGAGATTTTTGAAGCAAAACTCATGTGTCCCATATATCTTTAAATTTGGCTCAGTTGAGAAAAATTTTGACGGCAAGGATAATTCACCCGTCTCAAAAATAACAATGACCCCATATCTTTATATCTCAATTAATGGCAATGAGAATGACACGGAGAATGACCAATATCCAAATGACACCACAATACACAGTCATGCACCAATGATAGAATATGTTGCCCAAAATTCAGGCGGTGCATTCTCTCCAAATGATGATGAAACCACAAACTATCTTGTTTTCAGTGGGCAAATTTTGCTTCAACCAATTGTTTATGAATCCTCATCGACAGAGGCAAAAAGAACTAACAATTTCCAAGATATAAAAGATAACGGTCTTATTAAAACTGAGGATAACAGTGCATTAGTCCCATTTTATGATGGTATTCCACTATGGAGTAACAATTTGGTAAAGTCAGACAATAATGAAGAAGGCAGATATTACACAAGAAAATTTTATACACAAAAATACCCAAATATAGAAGAATATAATTATTTGCAAGATGGTACATGTGGCATCCAACCTTGGACAAAAGACAAATCTGCAAGAGGGTATCAATTTAAATATTCACAAAAAGGTGATGGAACTGATAAATGGACTAAATTGCCAATCCTTGAATGTGAATTAATCATTGGCAACAAAAGATTGATAGAAACTGATGCGGATGCATTTGGAAAATCAAACTTCAAATGGGTAACTTTGGGACAAGAGCCAACAACAACATATGATGGCACAACTTACCCCATAACAACATTCTCTCTTGGCATCAACCCAAAAATTGATGACTATATAATAGGTGATGAATTTGACATTCAAAACAACATATCATACACCATGAACATTGATGCAGAGGGGACGGCAATCCCAATAACAAAGGATAATGCTTTAAGCGGTCCTGTATTGTTCAGGATTTTGGGCCCTGTAAACACAATGTGGAATGACATATCAAGAAGACACCCAACTTGGTTCAGACACACAAAATGGACGGAAAAATGGCACTTCATTTTGTCGCACGTTGAAAATATAATTGTAAAGGATTTTGAATGCAAAGTTTATTCAAACAGTGGTGGCTTTGAAGTCAGCAAAGATAAAGATTTAATCTATATGAGTGATGAATCACAAGATTATATTTCTAAGAAAGAAAACGTTACATTCAAACTAATCACACAGCTTTCAGGTGCTGAAGCCTATGAAAAAGGCATATCAAGTGGCGTGAATTTGAATGCTGTCATTGATTTGACTTCAAATCTTCCATTATCTAATTTGTATAACGCGACAACAAATGAAACAGCCAAACCTGAAGAGCATTATGTTGACCAATATTATACATCCTATTGCCAACCAAAAATAATAATGGAAACACAATTGCATAATGCTCCAAATGTAAACTTTTTCAACACATTCAGGTCAAATACCTTATTAAAAAACTTCTTTGTGCAATCAATGTCACTTGATGTGAGAATGAATAACATAACTTTAACTTTAAAAGAGATATGATAAAAATACAATCTTTCGCAACTGCAAAAAATAATGCCCAAAACAACGGCAACACCAATGTCACAAACTCAAGCACCGCCACCATAACAACAGGTGTGCAAGGTGTGAGGATTTGGGGCCAATACCATGACCATACCGCAGATATTGACGGTGACATGTCAGATGTTGGCAACATAACAGCCAACGGCAACATAACAACAAGCGGCAATGTAATAGGCAACCAAATACAGGGCACAACAGTTACAAGTGACCATATTGTTGCAACTGACGGCCAAATTGGAAGCCTTACAGGTGGCACTATAAACACAACAGGCAGCATAACAAGTGATGGTGCAGTCAGCGGTTCAAGCGGTTATTTTGAGAATGAAGTGGTTACTGATTTTATAGATGCTGTTGAGGGCAACATAGGGAAACTAATATCAGCTAATTTAACAGTGGACAATTTGACTGTAACAAACGCAGCACATTTCTTCAAATTGGTAATTGATGAAATCAAAGCAGCAAAGGGGCAAATCATCATAACGCCTGCAAATGCAGTCATTGACAAGGTTAATGTTGAGGGTGATTTGTATAACATTTACTTCAGGGCTGAGGATAATGACAAAAAAATCCATAACATGTTTGAAGTTGGAGACCAAGTTGTTTGCCAAACTTTTGACACCGCAACAGGAACATCATACAATGTTCAAAACAAGTTTTATTGGGCTTTATGTACCTCAGTTTCTTCTACTCCAACAAATGAACTTATAAATTCAAAATTGGTCAAATGCCACCGTATAACATTAGATTTTAGTGATAAAGCGACAAACACAAACGGTGTTCCTGAGGTTGGGGATGAAATTGTTATGCTTGGAAACCGCACAAATACTTTAAGACAGGCAGCAATATCAATTGGTGCTTACAATAACCCTTTTTTAGACACACAAATCAAAGCACCTTTTATTATTCAGTATAGTGGCATCAATGATTACAATCTAAGCAGCCATAGACTTAATGTTATTTCAAATGGTTTGAATCAATTCAAAGGAAAATTTTCAACAACAACAGGTGACGATATTGAGCAACTTATTGATGATGCACAACAAGGCGCAATGACATATATGCACACTGCATATGCCAATTCAAATGACGGCTCAGTTGGCTTTTCAAAAACATATTTCAGCAATGCCTACTATATTGGATTTTGCAGCAATCACAATCAATCAGACACAAACCTTACATATCAGGATTATACATGGGCAAGATTAAGAGGCTCTGACGGTGTTTCATCAAATACATATTTTCTCCAATCTGACACACTCACAATTTCAGTGGATGGTAACAACCTTTCAACAACACAGGACTTTACAGTATATGGCTACAAGTTTGACAATACAAACGGAAAGGTACAGGTAAACAACAACTGTGAATTGTCCTACATATATGAAGACCCTGATGGCAACACCACCACAACAAGGCAACTACCTATATTCATTTCACCGTCACAGGAAGACCAAGCATTTGCCAATGGTCTTAAAACAATAAGATTACAGATGTATGATGATGTTGATGAGGAGATTGTTGCACAACTTGACATACCAATTATAAGGGATGGTGAAAGAGGTAAGGACGCTGAAGATGCCTCCCAAATAATGCTTTTGCCTGTTGAAGAAAAATGCCTTATTGATGCAAACGGCACTCTTGGGTTAAAGTTAGAATATCAAATTTTGAGAATTACGGGACAAAATTATGAATATATCACAACATCAAGTGATAAATACCATGTTGCATTTAAAGCACATAAGTCACAAAGCACATTAAATGTTTGGACTTACCTGCCCTATAACACAAATAATCCATCATACACAAATGCAAATTATCAGACAAATTGGAAAAACAGAAATGATAAAGTGGAATACATTGAAGTGGCTTTGATGTATGGTCAGGGAGACCCCCAAATAATTGGTGATGAGCAAGTTATAGAAAAAAGAATCGTTAATGCACAATTGGCAGCAGCAGCAACATTTACCATAACTGACCAAATTACTTCAGTTGTGCAAGGGCATACAACTTCATTAAATAATCTTGATGGCAGAATTACACAAAATACCAATTCAATTTCTACAATTAATCAGCAATACAATCAAATCAGTTCAACCGTTGAAAGCCATACCACCACAATAAACAATATGGATGGCCGTTTAACGCAAAATGAAACTGATATTTCAAATATAACACAAAAAGCAGATAGCATTGAAAGCACTGTGCAGAATTTAAAAACAGGCGCAAAAAACTATTTCAATTTCACATCTTGCAGATGGCAAAACACAAGACCATTTATAAAGGCTTATGGCGTGGAATGCACCTCATACAATAGTAGGGTGATTAACTTAGGCTTTGATGGAGTTGGCGGTGATTTTGCACTTACTTGCTCAATGAGAATGAGGAATGCGGCAGCAAATGTTAATGTCAATATCTGCAACGTCAATGACCCTGACCATACAACAGTTCCTGTAACCACACAATGGCAAAGCTATCAATTTGTATACAAGAATGTCACACAATTCATTGGAAATGCAAGTGATACTGAGAATTTAAACGGATTTTTATCCTTTGTCTCAAGTGGCGTTGACAATTCAAACAGACTGTATGTTAAAGACATTATGGTGGTAAGAGGCAACATTCCATCTGACTTCAATATATCATGGAAAGATTTGGAAAACGCAAACACTGATGATAAATTAATAGAATGGGAATACAATTCAAACATAGTCCCGACAAATGAAAGGTATAAAGGTTATACAGTTTACAAACCAACTTCATATAACCAAGAGGAAGGCAATTATACAGACTTCATTTTCGCCAACAACAAGGCATTGAAGACCTACACTCCATATACCCTTTCATTTTATGCCAAATGCGCGCACCCATGTATAATTGAATCTTTCTTTGGTGGCAATGGTGGATGCGTTGATGGCACTTGCCCACAAATCAATCAAATTAAAAATGGAGGTGACATATCAATTTCAAATTTCTCAGATGGCTCAACTGCTATGAAAGTAGATGAACAGTGGCGGCAATTTGTCATTCATTGGTATAACCATATTGGTGGAAACCGCAACATAATTGCTTACAGGGACGGCATTGACAATTGGGAAAGCCCTGATGATGAGCCTGATTTAAAAATATGTGCTGTTGAACTTCATGAGGGTTATTGGGACAGAGATTTGCTTAACAGCCAATCACTTATAAAGCAAACAGCAACATCAATTGAACTTGCAGTAAATTCTACGGGAATCAATATATATGATGGTTCAATAACTCTCAATGCTGAAAATACAACTATTAATGGCAATCTCAATCTGAGGGACACAAATCAAGGTCTTATCCTTTATGATGAATATGGAAACCCAAAAATATCAGTTCAGAATGACACACTTGGAACTTTGGAGAATTTCAACTTTGGGCAAGATAAACTAATTAGAACAAAGAAAAACACAACTGTTAATTCAACGTCATATAATGTTGCGTTTGATACTGTTAATTTAGGTGAGTTCAATGCAGGCCAAAAATTAGAATTGCATGACTTTATAGTAAATTCATATAACATTAAAAATTATTTTGAAGTACCTGTAACTGAACTAAATTACAACTATATAATTAAATGTGCAGGCACAACAGTTGCAACAAAATCAGGAATTGGAACAAGAGTTTCAAATGATTGGAAATTGGATGACTATGTCATTAACACTTTGACAAACAGTGGCTCATATACTATTGACGTATCTATCTCATGCACCCTTCAAAACATAACATATGGCGGTGATTTTTCTAATCAGTTGTTTTTCTATATAAAAACCATACAGACATCTTTGAATAAGATTGCAACTGATGGCGCAGTGTTTAGTTCCAATGTCGATAAATATAATTGGTTTGGACAAGACCAAGTATTAATAAGAAATGAAGAAACAGCACTTAGGGTAAAAGACGGACACATAGAAAGAAACTCATATGATACATTACATTCTTCATTTGATAATAACTTCAGTGACTTGTCATCCACAACACCATATTGTGTTATAAATCAATTAACATATAACGCAACGGTTAATGATGCACTGATAACGTTCAGTAGTGTTGTCAATCAAAGTAATAATACCCAAAGAATATTGTACCTGCCACATCCTTCTACATGTGCAGGAAAGCAATACTTTGTCAAGAATATAGTTGGCAATAGTACAGTTGTTAATGTGGCAGACGCAGGAACAAACAAATACTTCATAGAGGCATCAAGTAATACCACAACTTCAAATGTTAGCATAGCGAACAGAGCAATGTTATTTATATCTTGTGGACTTTATTGGATTGTGTTCTATTGCGGTTAACAACATATCTCTTCTTTAATTTCTCTGTGGTCATGGGCATTATATTAAATCTTAATTGGTTTTTTATTAATGCCCATGATATTTATATGTAAAGGGATATTTAAATTTAAAATGACAAATAGACAAGATAATTGGAAAGACATAAACATCCGCGAAAAGATGCAGATAATAAATGGAACAGTGCTTGTAATGTCTGCAATTGCACTCTATTTCCTTGCATTCTTTATAACATTATCCATTGGCTTTGAAGTTGTAAGTGCAGGTGCAACACTGTTGGCAACAGGTCTTGCATTCTTTGGCATCACATCATTTGTAAAGAACCAGATGGTTGACTTTGAAGCAAAGGTTAACCAAAAGATAAAACAGATTGAAGAAAAAGAAACAGATTAATTGTTGTTTTCATATTATATATGTTTTTACTATTCTTATGGGTTGTGTGTTATGCGCAACCCTTTTCAATGTATGACCAAGGTAATGGGTGTATTTTTACACTTAAAAATGTGGTCAATTTAATGGGGTATTGTAAAGAATTTTTATTTTTTATGGGGGGGGAAGGTCAAGAGAAAGGAAAAGGCGTTTAAAC